GCGTGTATTTTAGCTCGCGCGGGTCATACTCTATCTCCACGACATACATGTTTTCATTGACGCCTAGGCTGGGGAGGTTCACGGTAACCGTGTCGCCCAAATCAATGTTTAGGCTCTCGAAATCATACTGGCCCATCTCTACGCGCAATTGGCGGCCATACTCCTTGTTGAGCGCCAACCTGATGTTCGCGCGCCTCTGAGCCTCAACCGGATCAGTCAGGAACGGGTCATTCACGATCACCGGGAGGTCTCCCGCGCCCTCGGATACGTCCGCCAATACTTGTCCGCCCGCGCCAACATAGATCACCCGGTTCTTCAGCTTCCACCGATCCTCCGCATACTCGGCCCGCAGGATCTTTGAGGCGTCTATCACGGGGTAGCTCATGCTATCACCTTCGGCCTATACTCCAGCACGTAACTGTTCACGAATGATGGATTCTTCTCGTAGCCCCAAGCCGCGCCATATATCGTGCCATGATTGTTGTAGCCGCTATAATCATATGCCATACTACCCTTCCCCTCGTTCATCTTCAGCCACAAGACCAGGCCGCTCCTAACCGGGTTAAGCGGATTCAAGTAATTCCACTGGATCTCGTAATCGCTTAGGGCGCGATTATAAATTCGAGCGCACATGATGCGGCCATAAGTAGCATAATTTGGTGCATGTGAGATCTTAAGCACCCCGGAGCCCCATGCGATCGCCGTCCCGGCGCCCAGATTATAAGTATCCTTTAAGACCGCGTCCACATAGAACTTCATATCCCCTGTGGCTTGGTTATAGGTTAAGACGGCTTGATGCCACATGTTAAGCTGGTTTCCATGGCTAACGCTTCTAGCTTGTCTTCCGGCTGAAGTCTTTATCCAGTAAGCCCAATTGGATGAGCTAGTCGTTATGCCAAAACCATCTCTAGCTGGATAGAAGTGATGGCTATTATAACTTGTTGCTTGGTCAAGCCAAGCATATGGGTAGATCCATATCTCGGCTGTAAGGCTGGAAGGCTTCCAGCTAGATGAATCAGGAACCGCCACGTAATCATCCACGCCGTCGAATGAGAGGTATGTAGCGGCGGGCCTCATCCTGAGCCAGTAATTCGTGCCGCGCGCTATGCTCCTCATCACGTCTAGGGCGGTCTGGTTCTCTATCTCCCAGTTGCTCAGGAGGCTCGGCCCATCGTCCACGCCCAACGTGTTGACGTCCTGCTCAAGCGCCGCGAGGTCTCGAATAATGTCGCCGGCTTTTGTCCCGGTCTGGTATAGGCGGTAGACGACCTGCCGGTCATAGAGTATCAGCGGGCTGTATGCCGTGGCCTCCACGCCCACGTAGTTCTGGTCGTGGCGCTTCCGCCTCTCATATACGATGCCCTCGAAGAAAATGTTATTGTTCCGCCTGATCCTGACCTTCTGGCCGATCCTGAGATCCGCGTTCGCGAGGGTGAACTCCACCCGCTCAAGCTCGCGGCTAGTTAGGCCGTGGCGCAGTGATATTAGCCGAGAGGTCTGGTCGAAAAATTCTTTATTCCATGTGGCCCCGTAGATCGTGCCGTGATTCCTGTAGCCCGAGTAATCGTAAACCGTTGAGCCGGAGCCCTCATCCATCTTGAACCATAAGGCGAGGCCATTAGTAACTGGTGCATCAGGGTTATTGTAATTCCAGAGCATCTCTTGGGCGCTTAAGCCGCGTGTATAGATTAGGATCTGCCGCATAATGCCCCGATGATAATTGGCTGATGTTGAAAGCTTGCCAACCGCGAGTATTCTACTTGGATCAGATAACACGAGATTGCTGAACGTCTTGTCAGGCCCGATTTGGACGCCATCAATATATAGCCTTCCAACCGAATTCTTAATCGTGAAGCCTATACAATAAAGCCTATCAGTAGTGAACGTGTAATAATAGCTTGAGCCGCCAAAGTTGTTGCCCCCGCCGGCATAACCGCCAACCGAGTTCCCGAAACATGTGTAAGTGAAGCTTTTCCCGTTATTTCGATTATCGTAGGAAAACCACCATCCCGCGTTAGGGCTCGTGGAGTCCGGCCAACCTTTCCCGGCGAAGCCTATCAATTTACCAGTTCCATTCGTATAATCGAGATAATTAAATTTCACCCATACGATTACACTGAGCTCGGTGATGTTGTTTAAAATAGAAGGGTTACCGCAGTTTATGTAGTCATCCACGCCGTCGAAGCTTAGATATGGCCTCTCGACCTCGAGCGTTATAGTCATTTCTCAACCACCTCCAAGACCTCGATCTCGCACGGCTTCTTCGGGTCCTCGTCGTGATGGCAGCAATGCCTCTGGATTACGTATGGCGGGGCCATGAGGCTTTTGACCAGGCTTATGGCCTCGTCCTCGGGCATGTCGTCAAGGTCTATCCTGATGAAGTCCGGCTCCTCGCCCTCCCCAGCCGCGACCCCCATGGCCTCGATGTATGTCTTCATGATTCCACCTCCTTTAACTTGTCAAGCAGCTTCTTGGGGATCTTTCCGAGGATCTTCTCCCTGCCGCGGCCCTTCCCGGGGTCGAGCCTCAGGCGCATCTCCGTGGGCCAGACATCATGCCTGCCCGACCTATTCTCGCCGATGAGGTGAAGCCTCCTCGCGCTCATGCTCTCGCCCCCAACATCAGGCCCGCGATTAAGAAGATCAGAAACAACTGCTCATGCGTGAGCGGCGCGGCCCATAGGTCGCTTAGCTTCAACCGCCAATTCTTCCTAAGCTCTTCCAACCATTTCATTTTCACATCGCCCTCAACCTCTGGACCAGCTTGCGCGAGACTATCTCGGCCAAGGCGTTGGGGTCGGCCACGCCTCCCGCGTTCACGCTAATGCTTACATGAATGTTCTTCTGCGCGGCCACGGGGCCATAGCTCCGGAACCACTCCGCCACGTTTCTCGGCAAGACCATCTCGCCGCGATGCAAATAATAGAGGCCTTCGCGCGCATACCATTCGCCGAGCTGGGCCGGCTTGGCCCCGACATTTCTCGACTTGGGCGCCGTCCCGAATCCTCCCCCGCCTCCTCCACCGCCTTCCTTTACGGTTATCTCGTGATGATAGTGATACGTGTGAACCGTCATGCCATCTAGCTTGGCGAGCTCGCTCCTGAAGCCCTGCACCTTCTCGATGTTGGCCTGCACCTCGTCCTTAAACTTCTGCAGTATGCTCGTGAAGTTCATCACGGGCCTTCCGCTCTCGTCAAACTGGATGCCGAGGAGCTGCAGGATATTCTTGAACTCTTCCTCGGTCACTATCCCGTCGCTCTGCGCATTGGTCAAGGCCATGATCACATTCATGAACGTGTTGGCGGTGTCGCCCGCGCCCATCATCGCCAGCTGGAGCGCGGTCTGCATAAGCGACAACTGCTGCGTGGTGAAGCTTAGGACATCCTGAACCGCCTTGAGCCTCTCCTGCGTCGCTATCTGCTCCGCCGTCAGACTTATCGAGTCAAGCAGCGCCTGCTTCCGGTTCTCCCACTCGGCTATCTCCTGCTTCAACTGATTAATTGCGCCCGCCAAGAGCTCGCGCTCCCTCTGAGATTGCTGGGCTTGTAATTGATAGGCCTCCAACTGCTCCTTCCGCTTCTGGATCTCGGCGTCTATGGCCTGAAGCTCATCGATTATCAGGGCCCGGTTCACGCTCAGCATCGTGTTGTAGTAGCTTATGCCGTATCCGGCTATCTCGCTCGCGACGCTCAGCCCCCTCATCTTCCTCTCGGCGCCCGCTAGCTGCTCATTTAATTGGCTGAAGTAGTTAAACGCGTCCTCAACAACTTTCGGTATTTCGCCTCCCTTCTCGATCACCTTGTCCATCGCCTCCCTCAGCTTGCCAAGGTTGCTCGTGAGAGGCCCGGTAACCGCCCCATAGTTCACAACCGAGCCAGCCGCATCATACATGGCCTTGACGAGATCCTCGAGACTTTCTGCATGCTCCCTCGTCTTGCCTTTGGCGTTTTCTTGAGCTTGGGCCTCCTGCTCCAAGGCCATGATCAGCTGCTTGGCCTGATCCTCTGTTAATCCTAGCGCGTCCATCAGCTTCTTGGCCTCGTCAGCGTGCTCGTCATAGGCTATGTTGAGGCCGAACATCTTGTTGATCAGCTCGGCCACCGTCTCGCCTTGCAGCCCGAAGCTCCGGGCCACCTGCCGGATTACCGAGGTGGCTTTCTCATAGTCTATCATGGCCCTATTAAGCACTTCCTGCTCCTCCCTCGTCTTCTTGACCTGCTCGGCGATCCCCTTGAACGCATTCGGCACCTCAACGCCCGCATCAACCGCCCTCTCAACTAGATCCGCAATATATTCGCCGGAGAGCGCGACCGCGTCTGCGATCTTAAGCGCCTCGGCGGCGGTTATGTCTCCCGCCTGAACCCATCCCCTCAGCCACTGGGCCGCCGTCTCCTCCGACACGTCGCCCAAGATTCTCAAATGTGTCTCGATGTATGCGAGATACTGGTCGAACTTCGATCCCATGACCGCGCCCAATATCCCCTGCCACGAGGTAGCCACCGCGTCGGCCACCTTGAAGAATCCTAGCTTAAGCTCCTCCAAGACGCCGGCCTGCGCGCCGAACCTCCTCATTAGCCGGTCGTTCTCGGCCTCGACCCTCGCTATCTTCCCGGCTGTTGTCTCGAGATAGTTGGCATAGGCCTCCCATGAGGTGCCGCTTCTCGAGATCTCGGCGTTGAGCTCCTGAATGTTCTCGGTCATCTGCGTGAAGGTCATTAGCGCCTTGAGCGCCCTCACATCCACACCTTGAAGCCTCTCCTGCATGTCGGCGAAGCTCATGCCGCTATTCTTGACCGTGTTGATCACGTCTAGCATGATGTCGTTCACGTTCCTCAAGTTTCCCTGCACGTCTCTTATCGGGACGCCGAGCTTCCCCGCGATCTCGTAGAGATCCAGTAGGAAGCGGTTGAACATTGTGCCGGCCTCCTGAGCCGAGCCCACTCGCCTCTCCAAGACCACCAGCCATGACGTGACCTCCTCCAGGCTCATGCCCATGGCCCGAGCGGTCGCGCCCACGTTAGCCAAGCCCTGCGCGAAGTCGTTAGCAGAACCAATGCCAAGACGCGAGGCATTGACAAGAGCATCAACAACCCGGCGGGCTTGGTCGCCGGTTATGCCGAACTGGGCCATGACTTGGACCATGTTGTTGGCGGCTGTCGAGAAATCCACGCCCTCTAGCCTCGCCAAGACTATCGCGTCCTTGAGCGCCATCATCGCGTCCCTCCCGCTCAAGCCCGCCTTCACCAGCGACTCGAGCGCGGCCATCGCCTGCTCGCCCGTCACGGCCAACTGATACGCCGCCGAGGAGGCCATAACCCGGTAGGCCAGTGAAAGCCCCTTAATGCTCTGGCCCGCCTCAACCGATAGGCTCGCCAGCTTCACGGCGGCGGCCTCAAATCTCGCGAAAGCCTCGATGCTATCCTCAACCCATTTCTTTATGTCGCGGAGGATGTTGAAGCCTATGAGGCCGCTTATAACCCCTGTTGTGATTTTTCCTATGTCCTTCAACCCGTCACTGAGGCTCCTGAACCTGCTGGATGCCTCCTTAGTGCTATCAGCGGTTCCCTGTATCTCGCCCGCGATCTTCTTCAGGGTTGAGCTGATCTTGTCTATGCCCTCGATTACTACCTTTATCGAAACCTCTTGCGCCATTTCCGTGAAGGCCACGATCCTAGAGCAAATTTTTACCTAGAAAAAGGTCATGAGATGTATCGGCGCCTCTGGTCCAGCCACCGCTCCCGCTTGCGCCTCACCTTCTCCGCAACCCCGCCGCGATCGCGCGCGGCCCCCCGCCTCCTTGCCTCGCCTAGGTAGGCCACGTCGAAGAGCCACGCCAGCTCGCCGTCGTATTCCAGCACCTGGTGCGGCGGGATATGGAAGAACTCGCAGTAGCTTGCTATGATATCGCTGTTGGCGTCGTTCTTTGCGGAAAATTTGCCTTGTTGATCACGTCCATTATTTTTTTGCCCAAGGCCACGTCCACGTTTATGATGATCGCGAGGAACTCGTCCTCGCTTGGCTCGGGCGCGATGTGGGGCTTGAGCTGCTCGTAGCATTCCTTGAGCATCTCGCCGATCTTCTTCGCCTCGTCAACGGTCTTCGGCTCCTCCGCCAGCTTGGTCCTGAACATCGTGACGTATGGGAGCTTGTATAATGGGATCGAGACGCTGAACTCCTTGTCGTCAACCTTGACCTTGATCTCCTTCATGCCGGCTCGCCTAATACGATGTTATCGTATTTATTAACTCGGCGGTTATGACCGGTTTGCTGCCGTCCTTGCGGGCCACGAAGTCTATGCTCTGCACGATCGGCTCCGCGTGGGAGACCTCGGCCTCCCACGTCTCGTATATCACCTTGGGCATCGTCAGCTTGAGCTGGTAGTTCACGCCGCTCTCGATCTCCGGCCCGGTGAGCGTGATCTCGAAGGAGGCCTCACTCTCCGCTAGGAACTCGTCGAGATAGCTCTCCTCCTCGAACTCGATGTCCATGCTCCCGGTCACCTCGAACTCGCCGAGAATATGTCTTGGAAGATACCTTGATCCCAACACGTAATGATCGTCGCTTAGGTTCGCGTTGATCGTCAATGACAAGGCCCGGAGCTTCCGGGTATTGTTGTTGATCTTGATCGCCGCGTCCGCGCCCGTGAAGTCGCGGACCGATGGAAACGCCGGGGTCCTGGATGAGCCCGCCTGCTCCTTGGTGCCAAGGATGCTTAGCGTGGTTGATACTATCTCGTTCGGCGGGAACTCGATCTCGAGGCTCGTCGCGGCCACGTTCAGGATCTGCCGGTAAACGCTCCCGCTCGCGATCTCGAGCGTGTAGACCGGCGGCGCGGAGTCGACGTCGATCGGCGTGAACGTGTGCTTGTATGCGCCTGTCCCCTGGGACTGGCTTGAGACCTGCCCGAATATCATGAGCAGCGCGTCGCCGATCGTCTGTGGATTACATGGGAACTCTATGTCGCCGGTGACCTTCCACCCGCCGGGATAGAATGCGGTTGCGAAGCGCGATGAGACGGGCCTGAGCTGGACTATGTCGCGCTCCGGCGATATGCTTATGCTCAGCGGGTCTACATATTTGAAGCTGGTTGCAGCCGTGTTCCATGACGACTGCTTCCCGAGCGCTAGATACCTGGCCATCTCAGGGCTCAAGCTCTAGAACCACATATTTTTACTTACTTTAGCAGCTGCTCGAGGTTTTCCTCGAGGCATTTTATGGCCCGGTCGATCGACTCGCGCATGAAGTGGCGGCCCGGGAAGCCGGGGTGATGGGCATACTTGGCGTAAACGACCTCGCCGTCCACCACGAACCTTAGCGCCCGCGCGCGGCGCGGATAGATCACATGGGGGCGCGTCCCGTATTCGACGTAGGCCGCGTAGGGGGCGCCGACCGTGACATGGCGCTGCAGCCCGGTCCCGCCGCGCCTGATGCCCGACGCCAGCCGCCCCGTCCTCCTGGGGGCCAGGGCCCACGCGTAGACCTCTATCGCCTCCGCCAAGAAGTCAATGATCCTCGGCAGTGCCCTCTCGGCCCTCTCAATTATGGCCCTGAGCCGGTCAAGCCCCTCGATGCGGACGCTCACGTCAACACTCAACTATGACGGTGACCTCCATTATCCACCTGTGGCCGTAGGCCCTCTCGCTTGGGACCTCGACGCGGAGGAAGCGCGACGCGGGGTCCGCCCTCAAAACCAGCCCGCCCAGCGTCCGGTCGTCCATCACGCGGTTATAGAGCTCCCATGCTATGGTCTTGACCTGCTCGTATGCACGCGACGGGTCGGCGACGACGTCTATGACGTATTCAAATTTCCAGACGTGCCTCCGCTTGTCGCCGCTTATCGTCACGGGCGCGCTCTCGCCCTCGCGTATCCAGACAAAGACCCGCGGCGTCTTGAAGCCATGCTCCAATGCGGGCTCGCTTATCGTCACCTCGCGGACCTGCTCAAGTGATTCCGCGATCTGCTTCAGCCTGGCCTCCACCTGGTTAAACAGGTCCAGGACCGACATTCCCCTCCCCCTCAACCACCTTTTCGAGGGCCATGAGCATGGCCTGCGGGAACGCGGCCCGATACCACTCCTTGGCCTTCTCAACGGTCCAGTCCCTGGCGCTCTTGTTGAAGCTGATGAACGCGGGGAGCCGCCTCTGCTCGGAGCGTATCCACGCGACCGCCATCCTGATGCCGGCCTCCGAGTCGATCGAGTAATATCTTATCGTCGAGTAGTCGACGTCCTCGGGATCGACCAGCATCAGGTAGACGTAGTCCGGCGTGTCGACCCACATCTGCCGCGGCCTGAGCGCCTCGCCCGCCCGCTCCTCCGGCTGTATCGGCCAGCCCTTGTCCGCCAGCATCTTGCGCGCCTCGCCGTATGTTATGGCCCCGAGCTCAAGGAACCGCGCGATGTGGTCATACTCCAGCTCCGGTATCGTTGGCTCGCCGAAGTTGAGCCTCACCTCCGCCTCGATCCCGCTCTGCCTCAGGACCTCGTCGTAGACCTTCTCGACCTCGCGCTTGATCTTCCTTTGTATACCCTTTATGATCAGCTGCTGCAGGTCCATTGCCACGTTCGCGGACGCCTCGGTGAAGCCCGGCGCCGTGAACAGCCTATGCGTGATCGTCATCAACCCGATTATCAGCTTGTTGTCAAGGTGCTTGATGTAGTCCGAGAACCTGGATGCTGGATCCGATGACAGGCTCTCGACCTTGAAGTCCATGTTCGTCACGAGGTCCTCGCCGGGCCTCAGGTTCGCGATCGTGTCCGCCAGCTCCTGCAGCTTCTCGTCGCTCACGTCAAACTTGTAGTGGAACCTCGGCGGATACTTGCGTATCACCTTATACATGAAGTCCTCGATCTCCCACTTAATGCGGTAAAGCGGCTGGATCACGTTGCCGGAGCTGTCCGTGCGCTCCTCGATTATCGGCCTAATCAATGGCGAGCCGAAGAGCTCCTTATCAACCCGGAACAGGTAAAAGTGGATAAGCTGGTCATAGTTTAACTCAATGATCCTGCCGCCGGTGAGCAGGACTAGCTTCTGGGGGGTGCCGTCCTCCGCGACCTTCATCATCTTGACGCGCGTGGGCGGGATGTGCTGCAGATCTACTAGCCGCTTCCCGTCATATACCTTATACCAGAAGCTGTTCCCGGCATATATCAGCTCGCATGCCGTGGTAAACAATTTCTCATCCAGGTTTATGCTCTTGTTGAACTTGTCGATAACCTGCTTGGCCTGCGGGTCGCTTGACTCAACATAAATCCCCACTCCCACGGTCATGTAGGCCAACGCGTTTACGGCGCTGTAAACATCCACGTCGCGGGTATAGACCTCATATAGTTTTTGAAAGTCCGGGGGCCGGTGGCCGAGCGAGTAGTCGAACTCGTTGAACGCGACGCGCTTTCCCCCGAGTGCCAATATGAGGCCGCGGTCCCTGCGGCTGAAAAGGTTTAGCCTCATCTAGCCGTGACGCCGAACTAGGTAAATATTTACTAAACTACTCCGGGAGCTCGATGAGGCTGTTCGGCGGGGGAGATAAGGCGGAGCGCGGGCCAAGCCTCCTAGCCCGGATGCTATCACGGCTGCTGGGCGAGAGCGTTCAGGACGTCCTATTCGTCTCGCAGAGCATGATCATAGTGAGCGCGGGCGAGTATGCGTTAAGATACACAACCAGCAGCAGTGAGATCCTCGTGAAGCTCACGGGAAACGAGGTGAGGGACAAGATCCGCGCCCGGATACTCGGCGAGAAATACCACGTGACGATGGGCGAGAAGCACATCGCGTTCAGCCTGGACGTCCGCCCCGGCATCTTCAGCGAGGTCAAGAAGCTGCTGGAGAGGGCGGACGCGGAGTATGAGAAGCTGCTCAAAAGCCTTGAAAACGGGGAGCACAAGGTCACCCTGATGTTCAGGGCCATAAGGCTGAGGTAAAGATCCCCGCAAAATTTATATAGTATAAATCATACATGTCTCGATCCCATGACACGACATCACTTCATGAAAGGAGCCCGGATAAGGCTCCTTTTGGGAAACTGGGCTAGATTCTAGTGTCGCGGAGCCCGTGACACTAGATTCTGGTTTCTTTTTCGAAAATAAGCCTTCTCCGGGCTTATTTTACAAAGTGATGTCATGTCACCCGAGGATGATATGGGAGAAGGCTTTTAAATACAATCATCCTTCATGAGAACGGGCCGGTGGGCGCTAGGCGGTCCACCACCCTTATAATACGCGCCCCCGCTCGGGAGACCCCCGGGGGCCCTTAAATACCTCCTTAAAAACCCCTCCTATTTAAAAGACTTTTTAATACTCCTCCAGCATCAAAATTAGAAAATCTAATGTTCAAGGCTTCGACCATATGCATCCGCGAGCGTGGATCTGGATCTTCTCATATAAATCGATCTCGCTCCAACCCGTGATTATCGCGCCGCATCGGGGGCACCGCCAAGTCTTCACCGAGATGCTCATGGGCTCATGGCCTCCGCCTTGACTTTCCTCGCCTTGATCTCCTGCCTCCACATCTTGTCCGCGAGTTTCATGGCCTTGTCAAAATCCGGCATCAGGGGCCATAACTGGCCGAATAATAAAAAGCCGAGCTGAACCACCGCGAGCGAAGGCTCTAGGCCGAAGGGTATTCCCACTCTCATGCCATCCGGCGCGGAGCCCACGATCCCATTATCACTAGCCTCGATATTCTTATTGATTTTCTTCAACTCATCGATAACAGTTCTATCGCCGCGCCAGATCCTCATGGTCCAGCCTGTAACACGGGAAGCTATCAAATCACTCATGGCCTTCATCCTCCATGAGCCGGGCGGCTAGAAAATAGCAGTAATTGACCAAATCCTTGAGATCATCAAGAAGTTTTGACTTGTCGCCGTCGGCCTTGAGGAGCGCGTTTATTCTGCCGGCCTTGAGCCTGATTCCCGCGGCCAGCTCCTCCAGGCTCATGAGCCGCCATGCATCCTTGTAGGTGTCGTTTCTGCCTCGCATGAGGATGGCGCAGTCGGCGAAGAACTCGCCCGGGCTAATCCTCGGCTTGGGGTTCTCATTCATGTCCATCGCCTCCATGTAGGTATTTTGCGGGGTTTACTCGGGCCCGGATGTAGTGCCGCTTATCATATTTCGGCACCTTCCTGAGCGGGCCATTGCAGAACGGGCATCGGGTCAGGTTGGCGTCATTCGGCTCGACAACCTCGAATCCAAGCCCGCAGTATCCGCAGTATCTCCTGCCATTAACGTAGCCAAGCGGCCCGGTTCCCCGCAGCACGCGGATGACTATCAGCTCGTGCTTTATCCCCGGGATCCCCGTGAGAAACCTCACGACGGGGTCCTCGGAATACGGGCCATTATTCATCAGGCCCTTGATCCGGCTGGAGATCTCGCGCTCAAGCGCATGCATCGTCAAAAGCGCGTCGACCAAGTAGACGTCCCGGAGATCCTCGAACGGTATGCCGTGCATGTAGATGAGGGCCGAGAGCTGGTTCTGCAGCTGGATCCGGATCTTCTTGACATTGTTCAACGTCTTGACAAGCGTCTCCATGATCGTGATATGCGGCTTGAAATTTGGCGGCGGCCTAGCGTAGTTTCTCACCCTTAGCAATTTGGCGAGGATCGGGGGGCTTGGCCTCTCCCACCCATCTTGAGGATGGCTCGCATCCTCCTTTTGGGGCAGGAGACCATTTTCTCGCTGGCCTTCATTCATATTATGGGCTTCGGGGGCCAAGCCTCACACCTCCTAGTCATAAACTAGTCATAAACGTTAATCGTCTCGGGCCTATCGAGCGGGAAGCCGATTGTTATGGTGCCGATGCGCATGCTTCGGGGCGTCGGCTTGAACTCGAACCACGTTACGTCGTTCACCTCGTGCTCCTTGACGAAGCAGCCGGTCAGCACGTAGACAAGCTTGCGCTTTATGAGCCGCGGCGGGTTGAACGTGGCCTCGATCCGCTCGCCCGTCGCCGCGTTCTTGATGTGGCTATGCGCGTGGAGGTAGACGTGCGCGTAATATTTGCGGCTGAGGTCCTCCAGCCGGTTGATCGCGCCGCCCGTCCTCATGCCATTATATGAGCCGTGGCAGGCCCAGATGATGTCGCTCCGGACGTTGTTGATGTTGAGCTTGATCATTGCCATGGTCCCGAGGAAGCGATAGCCTTTTTCGCGGCATAGCAGCTCCAAGTCCATCAAGTCTAGATTGGTTACGTCGTGGTTGCCGAATAATAGGCCGAGGCACTTGTCCCTGATCGGCTCAACGAGCTTAAAGAACTCGTCAATTTGCTGTAGGGGCGTGGTAATACCATGCTTGTTGAGCCACTCCATCCACCGCTTATCCACACGGCCCCGGCGGTATGGGCCGATGCTCTCGATGTAGTCGCCCATGCCTATCCAATAGCGGTTCTCGTCGCTCCTTATGGCCTCGATGCGCTCCCGAAGATGTTCATAGTCCACGAAGCGGCTGCCAATGTGGACGTCCCCGAGTGGCTCTAGGAGCAGCTCGCGGCCCCTGATCATCAAGTCGATCTGGAGCAGATACATTCTATCTCCTCCTTCTCGGGCGCCTGCTTTGAAGGAGGTTCTGGGCGATGAACGGCTTGGCGGCCAGGCATATGGCCTGCTTGTAGTGGAAGTTCATGAGCTTGACCTGCCGCTTGATCTCCTGGACGCGCTCCATGACCTCGTCGAGGAGGGCCATTATCGTGTCGCTGTTCCTCTCGGCGTGCTCCTCCATGGTCTTCGAGTCGCTCATCCCTCCACCTCCAGGAGGCTATTTTGGTTGATGAGGTTATGCGCCTGCCGCCCGGACTCGTATAGCCGCTTGATCTCCTCCAGTATGCCGATGGCCCGATCGATGAAGAAGAGGGCCTTGCGCTCCTCGGTCCTCACGTTAAACGTCTTCTCCAGCACCGGCTTAAGCTCCGTGTCGAATAGCACGATCCTGAACTTCTGGAATCCAAGGGCCTTGGCGTAGATGAATGCCTGAAGCCACGCCGTGGCTGCGAGCATGTTCACGTTGCTGTATCGCGAGACAACCTTCCCCTCCACCACCATGTCGTCCAAGACCTGGTCCGGGACGCCCTCGATGTTCCAGCCCCTGTATTGCCACGTCACGAGCATCCGGTTGTCAAGGCCATATTCCAGGTGCAGGGTCGTGTTCCGCGCGCCGACGTTCCTTAGAACCTCGGACTCCTCCTTGCTGAACAGCTGCTCGGGGTAAAAAATTAGGGAGATGATGTCGGTTGCGGCCACGCGCTTGCTGTTGAAGTTCACGGTCATCCCGTCTCCTCCTCCCTCCCGGTTATGACGATGTCGATCTTCCTCGCGTCCATGTTCTTCTCGAAGAATTCCAGGAACTCGGCCACTGCAGCTATCGTGTCGTCCTTGCTGTTGAATCGCCCGATCTTCAGCTCCTCGTTGTTCTCGCCGAACACGTAGACGTAGTAGCTAGGCACCCCTCCCGCCTCCCACAGCGAAGAACAGCTTTATCGCCAATAGCGCGGCCTCCTGCTCGCTTAGCTTGAACGGTATCGTATCCCATTGCGCCTCCCCCTCGCGTCTCCTCGCCCTGATGTAGATCGCGCCCTCCTCGTCTCTCTCAACCGCCAGGAGCTTATCCTGCCTGAAGATCGTCATCAGGTTCCACGTCTTCACGGGCTGCTTTTCCTCATCGTGTTCCTCATGTTTCTTAACCGGTTTTCCCTTCCCGCTCATGGCGGATGGAGGTGATGCTAAAATTTACTTAAGCATGAGATATCACTTCCCTATAATGAATGATATCTCATGCTTAAAGATAAAGGAGTAGAGCTCCCCCGCGCATGAGCGTCGAGGATTTTGAGGAGAGGTTGAGGGTTGAGCCCGGGCGCTTCGTCATATCGGCGCTCGGCAAGCGCGTTGAAATACCCTTCAACCTGTTCTCGACCGACGCGGACCTGTTCATCGCGGAGAAGCTCGGGGTCGCGCCGCTTGAGGCATGGAGCCTCAAGAATCAAATAATCAACAATTACTGGCCCGAGGATCTCGACGAGGTCCGCAACCTATTTCCAAAGATTGTAGGGGAGGATGATAATGTCAAGCTCGCGGTCCTGGCGCTATGCACCTTGAAGCTCGCGGAGCCAAGTGAGAGGCTCATGGGGATCATCGTGGAGGGGAGCAACTCGTCGGGTAAATCACATTTTAGTAAAAACATCCTGAGGCCTCTTCAGGACCTCATGTTCGAGTTCACGAGGATGACGGGCGCATTCTTGGAGCGCGCGCTCGCGCAGAAGAACCTTGACCGCAAGATCCTATACCTGCAAGAAATTTCCGAGGCGCCCTACCAGCTTCACCTCAGCCTAAGCGAGGGCAAGCTGAAGATAGGGATCGTCCAGAGGGAGAACGGGGAGTTCAAACCCATCGAGATAGAGGCTCAGGGCCAGCCATTCCTATGGGCCACATCGGTCGAGTGGCATGGCTCGCCCGATCTTATACACAGGTGTGTCATCCTGAGCATGGATGAGAGCGAGGAGCAGACCAAGCGCGTAATCAGCTTCGAATCTAAATTAGCCGAGGATCTCCTGTTCAGCTTTTACCTCGAGAGCTTCAGCCGCGGCGCGGTAAGGCTTTTCAGGCACATCTGGGACAACATACCGGAAAACGTCTTCGTGGTCATCCCATTCATCGGGAAATTGCAGGAGCATCTTGTCGTCGATGTCAACGTCAAGCTTCGCCGGGATTGGAACAAGCTGATCGCGTTGATCCGCGGCTCGGCCATTCTGTTCTGGAAGCGCCGTAGGCATTTCAAGGTAAATGTCGACGAGAATGGTATGAGGATCGAGAGGATCGTCATCGTCGCGGACGAGAGGGACTTGCAGAACGTGCTCCCATTGCTTGCCACGAGCTTCAGGCAGACGCTCACGAACCTTAGCGAGCGCGAGCGCAAGGTGCTAGACTATCTCGCCCGCGGGGCCGAGGACGGCGGGGAGCCGATGCCCCGGACGGTCCGGGAGATCGCGCAGGCCACGATGATCCCCGCCCAGAGCCTCTGGCACTACATCATACCCAGCCTGGAGGCCAAGGGCTATGTCGTCTGCGACCGGGACAAGCGACCCATGCTGGTAAGCTTACTCAAGGCGCCGAAGGAGCCCCATATAAACAGCGACATAATTCATGAGTTAAAGGCGCTCGTGGAGCGCTTCATGAGCCTTATAAGGATCGACGAGGGCGGGCCAAGCCCATCACCCCTTGACATGACATCACTTCATAAAATAAGCCCGGATTGGGGGTCATTTCGGGAAAATAAGCCCGATTCAACTGTCACGGAGCCCGCGACACTAGAATCTAGCCCAGTTTCCCAAAAGGAGCCTTATCCGGGCTCCTTTCATGAAGTGATGTCGTGTCATGAGATTGACGCCATCACTTTGGACTACTTTATAAGCTTTTTGAACTCATGCAACGGCGAGAAAAAGGACGGGGAAGGGGGTGGGGGAGGATAAAATATGCTAGCCATCCTTGGTGGCATGTAAATGGCCTACGCGACGTTGGCCCAGGTTAAGAGGTGGCTCCTCATACCCGAGTCCGACACCCGCGACGACGCGGAGATAGGCGAGCTCCTTGACCTGGTCCACGCGGAGGTAGAGGCCATGGTCATGAAGTATGCGGATGCATTGCCGAGCCAAGACCAGGTCTTGGCGAATTACGAGGCCATGTGGGCGGCCGGCCTGTTCCGCATGCGCCGCGAGAAGACCGAGGGCGTCCACGACTACGTCAAGTTCGCGGTCGAGAGGATCGAGCAATACCTGGCGGCCAAGCACCGCAGGGGGGTGAGGAAGGGATGAAGGCGCTTGTAACGTCCGCGCTATGGCTCATGGGCGCCCTGTTAATCATCTTCGGCTTCTTCTACCCCGCCACGTTCCGGTTCAAGGTGATGGACTATAACATCTTCATATTGATCAGCGTTGTCCTGCTCGGGATCGCCGCCGTGATATTCATCGCGTTACGCGAGAAGATCAGGAGCGACGTGGAATACCTCCTATCCCGCATAAGGCTTAGGGGGAACAGGCGCTAACCAAGGTCCATGAAGTTTAGGTGGCGCTTGATCTCGTCCAGCTCCTTGATTATCTCCGATATCTTCTTCTCTATCGCGGCCTCGGGCGCGGTGAATATCGTGAGCGCCTTCTCATATTTCGAGTATTCCTCTAGTATCATGGTCTCGCTGGGCCTGAAGTATGCTTGGGCCACGCTTCCCGTGTTGTGGCCCATCCACCTCTCGATGAGCAACGGGTTTACGCCCGCGGCCTCCAGCTCGGTCTTGAAGAACTTCCTAAGGCTATGGATGTGGATCTCGTATCCCCGCCCGCTCGAGTCGCGCTTCAGCAGCCCCGCCCTCCTGAGCGTCGAGTAGAAGTATTGCTGGACGTCCGTGGCCTTGAGCATCCTGCGCCTGTCCCCGCGCGCGTGGAATATCAGGTCTTGCGGGTCATTGTCGTTCCCAAGGTAGTCCATGAGCATGCGGAGCATCTCGCCCGTGAGCGGCACCATCCTCACGCTGCCGGTCTTGGCCGAGACCACGCGGAGATAGGGCGGGACCGTGCCGGGTATGATGTCGCCGACGCGGAGCCGGAGGGCCTCGCTGAGCCGGAGCCCGCACACGGCCATGACCATGAACAATAGCCGGTTGCGCGGGGACGCGTGCATGAGTATCCGGCGGAGCTCGTCCTTCGTCGGCGCCCGATCGCTCCTGATGACCCGCGTCTTGGGAATGTCCACGAGCTCGCGGACCAGGCGCATGTCATAGCTCACGCCCGCGAGCCTCAGCACCTTGTTGATCAACCCGATGTAGAACGCGATGGTCTTCGGGGCCGCGCCCTCCCTCCTCAAGGCCTCAACCAAGCTGGCATAATGTCTCACGAGATCCCTACCACTGGCAATAACCTCATACAGGTCCTCCCCGCCCGCGAAGAGCTCGATCGCCCTCCTGAGGCACCCGTCCTGCCGCCGCGCCGCAAGCTTTTTAAAAAACAGCTCCAGCCTAGAGTCGAAATCCGCCCTAGACAGCATCAAAAAGGAAAATGATAAAAGGGGGTAATAAGCCTGAGCACCGTGGGCCCGTAGCTCAGCCAGGATAGAGCACCGGGCTTTTAACGACTTTGGAAGAGACCCGGGGGTCGC